TCTTGAACAAATTAGAGCAAAAAGACAAAAGCAAACTAGAAAATTTAATATTCATACAGTAGATGACCCCGAAGGTTCATATGGCGCGACCTTAACTTTAACTGGAGATTTCTTACTTAAATCGGTGGTCCACGATGTTTACCCTTCTCAATCCAGAGTTGCTGGATCTACTTATACAGGTCTAACTACCTTAACAGGAATAACTTATACTTTTCCGAGTTTTACCGTTGCAGATGGGAATCCCAAATGGGATGTTTTAACATTTTCTGGAGTTTCTGGAGTTCTATCTAATTTAGAAATTGATATCGATTTTTCTGGAAGCGCTGGCACTGGATTAATTATATCTAGCTCAACGCCAAGTTGGGAAGGAGTTGTAAGCGGTTTTAATGATATTGAAGTATCTCAAAGCGGAGACTTCGCTTGGCTAATAGCAAACAATGAAAGAAACCAATCTTATGGTTACGCCTCTATTTATAGATATAGTAGCGCAGGAGTTTACGAAGCCTCTAATTTCCTAGGAAATATTAATAATATATGGTCAAACCTTGTTTATACTATGGCGAGCGCTGGAGATGTTGTTATCGCAATGTGGCCGAGCGGAACATTAGACGATACCGCCCCAAATGCGACGTGGTCAACTGGATACGCTGCAACAGAAGTATTTAAATTAGGTTTAGACACAAACACAAGCAAAAGTAATTGTTTGTACTGTGTCGCTTTGATTAAAGAAGGCTATCGTTTGCTTGAAGCTGGCAGTAAGAGAGGCTTAGAGTATCCTGGTATAAAATTTAATTATAGAGATTTGTTAGCTTATTCTAAATTACAACCTTACTACACTTTTGTTCAAGCCGATTTCGGCAATAGATCAGAATCTAGTTATGGAGAATGGCAAGGTGGTAAAGTTTATGCTGTTGGCGCTGTTATAAAACATGGAGCCGATACATATATCTGTACAAAAGAGCATACGTCTTCTCAATCTTTTACCGATGATTATTTAAATACATTTACCAGAAACTGTAACATCCAAGCGTCAAATAAAAATATTGGATTAACAAATGAAGATATTTCTGAACTTGGTGGGGTTGCCGAGGGGATGTACGTTGTTGGTGCTGGAATTCAATCAAATTCAAGAATAAATAGCGTAAGCACAGATCCAAAAAGTGTCAGTTTCCACATTGACAAAGATCCAAACGCCACGGCTAATCCTGTTACAGTAACTTTTTCAAGCAGACTCGCGGGAGGAAATAGTTCATTAGCCTCAAAATGGATGAGGGGTAACAGTGACGGTTATTATTCAGTTGGCTTACCAAAAGATTTTTACGGCGTAACGAAAACTCCATTAACAACCAATTTAACATCCGCTATTGTATCTGGCGCATTTAGCGCGCTTGGACTAGAAGTTTATGTAGGCGATGGAACTTTAGGTCAATCAGATTTAAGATTACTACCAGAGTCTAAAGGAATTGGATATAGTGGTTTAGTTTATGGCACTGGATACCCCAAAGGTATTTATAGCTTAAGCGTAGACACAACTCCTCAAAATTTAGATTTAATAAACGAAGGCTCTTTATACGTTTTAAGCGGCTCTGGAGTTGAGCCGAAACTTTATAAAACTATTGCAACTAAAGAAGAAGAAGCTAATCAATACGCTATTGTTGGCATTGAATACTTAAATAATAAAGATGACTATATCGAAAAAGATATTTTAGATACTTCTCCGAGTTATTACGTTAAAGGTCCATACGATGTAGTTGTAAAGCCTAATGCGCCATCTGGCATACAAAGTATAAGCGGCTATTCTGGAGCTTCAAAATACACTGGAATTCAAATAATATGGTCTGGAACAGACAGCCCAATCACTGGATATAAAGTTTATGTTAGCAGGCCCGATTTCTCAACAGTTACAAAAGAAAAAGATTCTATTGTAGAAGCGTACACTACTGCTTCTGGGGTAAATACATTAACAGTTCCAATAAATGATAATTGGGGCCAATATGATTTTAAAGTATACTCCCAAGGAACAACGTACAAATTACTTTGCACTGATCCTGTAGAAACTGGAATTGTGATGCTCCCGTCCGCAACCTTAACTGGTTCGGGTGGCGGTTTAATTACATCAACAATGCCAAGCGGATTTACAATTGATACAGCGGACCAAGATTCTATAAAATATTCAATTACATCTGGCGCGAATACGGTTTATTCTGGAAATGGCAGGGGCAATTGGACTTCAAATGATTTAGTTTTTAGATGGAACTATATTGATCCAACGGGCGGCAAAATGACAACAAAGCAACAAATTTACGAAAATCCATTTTTAGATTTGCCTCAAGAAGTTACGTTGCAAGTTTTAGATGGTGCTGGCCAACCTATCGGAGATGAAATAAAAAATTATCAAGGATTATCTTACAGAGTAACGAAAGAAGATAACGCTAGAATGTTTGACCCCTCAACGAAGCCAGAGCTTGTTGAGTATTCTAGGCAAATAGGATTAAGAGTTGTAGTTAAAGACAATACACAGTTAACAAAAACAGGAACATTTCAAGCAGTAAATCAGTATCCTGGTTATTCTAAAATAGAAGTTATAGATTCTTTTCAAAATTCTCCATATTATATCTTATCTGGATATTACGGAAATAGAACATTCACTGGATCAGCAGTTTGGAGCCCTAACATAGCAAGCACAATCGGAGCTATAACAACAATTTCTGGCTCTGGCGTAAGGGGTTTGGATGGTAATTTAATTAGAAGCGAAAGCGAAGATATCTCTCTAACATTTAGGGACATTTCTGGGGCATTCTCAACTGCTACATTTTATAATGGCACTGGACTGCTTTCAGGTACTAGAACAGCAGTTTCAATCAATTTTAAAGGAACTGGTGAGCCTGATTACGAACAATATGTTTACGCTTATGGAGATTTAATAGATCATTATAAAAAAACTATTAACCCCGCAATTCCCATCGCAGATTGGGGAAAGACTCATTACGACCAATATGGGCAAGCAGAAAATAGACAAGTTCCCATGACCAAAGGAAATCCATTAGGTATTTCTAATCTTTATGATATCGTAGAGGCAAATAAAACAGGTTTTTCTGGAGTCTCATTCACTGTTCTGCCAGAAGATGTTGTGAAAGGTAAAATTATATTTAATTGTTTTAGCTCAACTTCCAATAAAGACGTTTACAGCGTTGACGTATATACTGGATTAGGTTATACAGAAGTTATTAGTCTTGCAAACGCGCAACAAGATAATTGGTACGAAATTGTAAGTACGGGCGTTGGTGTAAATTGGACAGGTATAGGGCATGATTCAAGCACTCCACTAGTAGGTAGTGAATTTGTATATAATGGGGTAACGGTTGCTGGGTCATACGCAAGCGGAAAGCAGGTATTCACTCCAGATTTAGTTAACCATACGAACAAATTCAAATCAGTTTATTTGAATGAAACGAGAAGCTACTTGAACGTAATTACGCTTGGCGAAGGGTTGCCAACAGAAGAATGGTCGCATTTTAGATTTAGACCTTGGGACGATTATGGACCCGGTTTTACTTCTAAAGTGGTAAGCGGATACTTAGAAGCCGAGCCAATTGAAACCACTGCTCCAACCTATAACAGTTATGATTTAGATGGAGGTCGCGGCCAAGATGAACCTATCAGTGTGTTTGCGGCCTCTATATTAATAAAAGGCTCTAAATATAGAATAGATGGTCTCGGAAACACAGCAATAAATTGGGTTGCTATAGGTGCGGATTCAGCTACTTTAAATTCAGAATTTATATATAATGGAGCAGCTATAACTGGAGGCAATATAACACCTGGCAAAGTCAAAAGGGTAGAAACCAAATTCTCTTTAACGCCAGAGTTAATAAAATTAACTAATCGGATCAACCCCTTATCAGACTCTTCTGTCACTTTACCCTCTGATTTGCCAGATGGAACTTTCGTAAATATAGTCAATAAGAGTCTTGAGTATGATTTATATATAGAGGATAACGGTAATCTAATCTGTGTAATTAGAAAAGATTCGAGCGAGGGAATTACCAGAACCGAATCTAAATGGACCTCTGATAGCGCTTCGACCCTAGCTCTTTAATAATTAGAATTTGATATCAAATACCGACTCGTCAATTTTGCTATCTACCCCTTTTACATAAGAAGAAATCTCGGTTTCTTGCGGGGCAACTTGAATCTTCTTACTGTCATAGAAGCTATCTAACCACCCAGCAATAGGGTTCCCCTTAACATTGTATAGCTTCTTGTATCCCATAGAAGTGAGGCGGTTGTCAGCGAGCCACTCAACGTAATGTTTGAGAGAATCCGCCGTGAGTCCGATTAAACTGCCTTTCGAGAAAAGGTAATCAGCCCAATCTTTTTCCGCCTCTACAGCTACACGATACGCTTCATAAATACGGTCTTCATTCTTTTTTACAATGTCTTGAAAGCCTTCTTTCGGTTGATCGCGAAGAATCTTCATAATATTCTGTGTGATGGCGACATGAAGGTTTTCATCACGCGAAATTAAATTAATAATTTTAGCGTTACCTTCCATTTTCCCACGGTAGCCAAAATAAAACGAGCACGCAAATGATACATAAAACGTTACTCCTTCGGTGATCTGAGTTGAAACAAGAGCTTCAAGAATTTGCTGTCTTGGATCGTCGCTATTTGTGTTCAGTAAACTATCGTATTTATTAGAGATGAACTGCGCTCTCTTAACAATCTCCTTGTCATCCAGAATAGAATCAAAGAATTTTGTGGCGTCTGGGTTCACGTTTTGCAAAATGTATGTGTAGCTATTGCTATGAATAGTCTCGAAGAACGACCACACATTCATACATATCTCAAGCTCTGGATTGCTAACATGACTAGAGAGAGAATTGATGCTTCGAGAAAGCATCGAATCTGTCATTGTTTGAAAACGAAGATTACTGTCGAAAACGAATTTCTCTTCTGGAGAAAGATTCTTGTAATCAGCTGCGTCTTTCGTGAGGTTAACTTCTTGCGGTCGCCAAAAGAAATTCATCTGTTGATCGTATAGATCATAGAACTTAGGATACTTTAAGCGATCATATCTTTGAATAGCCAAGTCTTCGCCAAGAAAGAGCGGCTGTTTAAGAGAATCGACGTTTATCGTGTTGAGTACAGTTTTCATTTTTATAGAGTGCAAGCTCCGCCAGCGCAACCTTGGCTATCGTCTTGCAGTTCTTCGGTTTTTGTTTCTTGAAGCTTGGTCTCTTGCTTCGTATACAATACGGTTTGCGTGTCGCCATCGAAAGTATTTGAGTAATAAAGATTTTTAATACCGTACTTATAAGCTAACATTAAGTCGCCAACAAGTTCTCCTTGGCTTGGAATTTTATTTGGATAACGATTAGAGTTGTAATAAAGATTGGTTGAGATGCTCATGTCAACAAACTTCTGAAGAGCAGCTACCACCTTCAAATATCCTTGATTACTTTGCATTTCAAACGCGAGAGTATAATTGTTCTTATTGTTTTTTATATTAGGAACAACAACAGGAATTACCCCCGCCTTTGAGCGCTTGTAGGAAATCAACGAACGGGGCGGCTCAATGCCGTTAGTTGACGACTGGATCACGGAACTAGACTCAACAGGCATCAAAGCAGTTAAGGTGCTATGACGCATACCGTGCAATTTAATTTCCTCTCTAAGCCCTTCCCAGTCACAATGCAGCTTTTCAGTAACGAACTCGTCGATATTCTTACAATAAGTATCTATTGGCAGAATAGCTTTTGAGAACTTTGTTTCGGAGAATAAAGCGCACGGTCCTTTTTCCTGAGCCATTTTAACTGAAGCTTTAATGAGGTTATAGCTCACAAGCTCCATGACAGCAGCGGCTTTATTAGCGGCGTTCTTATCGGTGTATTTAACTCCGATATCAGCAAGATAGCCAGCGAGATTAGTGACGCCAACTCCGAGACTACGGCGATTTTTAGCGAAGTTCTCGGCGGCAGGAACGAAATAATCTTGATGATCGATTAACGCATCGAGCATACGAACAATGATCGAGCATACTGATTCCATTTCATCCTTTGATACCTCAAGCAGATTAACAGCAGACAAAATACAAACACCAATTTCTCCATTAGGATCGTTAAGGTCTTTGATTGGCTTTAGAGGGTGATTAACCTCAAGGCAGAGGTTGCTAGTGTCAACCTGAGCGTTCCAAGAGCCATGCGAGTTTGCGTGGTCAACGTTCATTAGGTAAATGCGCCCAGTCTCTACGCGCTCCTTGGAAAACAAAAAGAAAAGATCGCGAGCATTAATACTCTTTTTAAACTTGACGTTTTTATTCTTTTCAGCCGCCTCGTAAAGTTCTTTAAACTCTGGCATTCCAAAACTATTCCAAAGCTCTGGAACTTCATGGTAAGAAAACAAGGTGACGTTTTCATTTTTAATTAGACGATCATAAAATGTACGCTCAAATCCTATGCAGTAATCTAATTTGCGCACTCGGTTATCGTCCGTGCCAGCGTTATTTTTTAATACAAGAATGTCCTCAATATCATGATGGAACCAAGCCATGTTTACTGTCGCAGAACCCCCACGAATGCCATTTTGATGGCACGACTTCACGGTAGCTTCAAACATCTTGAGAAACGGAACTGGCCCAGTGTGGCTGACCATGCCACCCTTAACAGGAGAGTTAACGGCGCGGAGGCGGCTTGCATTAATACCGATACCGTAGCGATTTGCGGTAGCGAACCCAATAGCGCTATTGTTCGCGAAAATAGATTCAAGCGTGTCATCAACCGTAAACAAAGCGCAAGAAGCGTAAGATTTTAGAGTAGTTCTTACTCCTGCCATAATAGGAGTGGGCAAATTAATCTTGTGCTGGCTAAAGTAATTGTAAGCCTTCTTGATGTAATTGGCGCGCTCATCCTTATAGTCCTTAAATAAGGTCATTGCGATGAGCATATAAGCGAATTGCGGGGTCTCGTACAGCTTCTTGGTGCTTCTGTTCTGAACTAGGTATTTTTCGCAAAGCTGCTTAATACCAGCGTATGTAAAATTAAGATCGCGATCATGGCGAAGATATTCGTCAAACTTATGGAATTCTCGTTCGTCGTACCATCCGAGGATAGCTGGATCGTAAACTTTATTTTTAATATTATCTTTAACGAAATCAATGAGCTTCGGGGCATTCTTTCCACCCCAAACTTCTTTGCGCAGTTGATAATTTAAAAGACGAGAGGCTACGTATTGATATTGAGGTTTTTCTTCAGAAATCAGCCCAGACGCGGCTTCGATCAATGTATTATGGATATCTCTGGAAGATATTCCGTCGAAGAAAGATAGGTTTGCGTTCATAGCAACTTCCTCGAAAGAGGTGTCGCTAATGCCATTGCAAGACCATTCTAGGACTTTATTGATTTTATCGGCGTCGAACTTCTCAACGTCTCCACTTCTCTTCTTTACTGTCATTGATTTTTTCATAAAAAGTAAAAAGTGGCAAATGGTTTTACATAAAAACCACTACATCCACTAAAGAAATTCTAGGGTTAGAATTATTTGTATCGCTTAACAAAAGTTAGTGTATCTAAGTTAAATCCATTGTTCATATAAAACATTTGGATTCTTGGATCACCACCATTAGACATGTACTGGCACGACAAAAAGTCAATGCCTTTTGCGACAATATGTTGCTCAACGGCTTGAATTACTTTAACGCCGCCTACGTTAGACTTGCCGACCGAAACCCAAATGACTTCATTTAGGCCCATCTTGCCGCAAGCCCAATCTTGGCTAACAATACCAACAAAAATAGAAACTGGCTTATCTTTATAGAAGTAAACAAAGATAACAGCGTTTTCCTTGAAGGAAAGAAGAATTTGATATATCTGATCTTTTAAATGATCCAAATTCCAATCTCCAGCAACGTGACGCTGTTTCTTTAATACTTTTTGCAGCACATCACCCTGCTCCATCTCAGCTAAGATGGAACGGAGTTCTTTGATATCCGCAATTCTTTTAACCATTATTTAACGAATTTTAAAAGCGCGCGAGCTTCTTTTGCTGGAATATCGGACCAAGCTTTCCAGTTCGCAGCTTCAGCGTTTCGGTAAGACTCGGACTTCCAAAGTTCACGCAGCCAAACTTTAAAATCAGCAAATTCTCCACCAACGCTTTCTCCAAATTTCTTTGAAAGAATAGCTTGCGGAGAAACGTCCGCAGACCCTTCTACTGACGAAGCCGCAGCTTTCGCGCCATTGCCCTTGGCGATTTCATCTTCGCCAACAATATGAATGCCAAGATAATTTCTCACTGCACGAACAAAGGCGCGATTAGCCGCAATTGTTTCAAGAAACTTTTGACCAAAGCCGTCTGTATTTTCAAAAGTTGCATTCGCAACATCCATATACGAAGAAGAATCCCAATTATTTTCGTCGTCATTAACGTTCGTTTCGAAATTACTGATCCAGTTAACGGTGCATGATGCGACCACATAATCTCTTTCGAGCTTTGGAAAGAGAAAATGAACAGAAGTGTAACCCCGAAGCTTTGCTACTTCTTTAATCCCGCTAAGTTTAATCAGAAGCTGTTCGTCGCGCAGCCCATCTGCTGTCTCTGGCACAGCTTGATTCCTGCGAGCGAACCAATCCTTGTTTGGATAAAGATGCGCTGGATTGACCATAGCGCGCCAGTTAACTGTACCATCTTTGTTAAAGATGAAATTTACCCCGTTGAGAAGTCCACGTTCGTCGCGAACTGATGGTTTATTAGTTTTTGTTTTTGTTGTTTCGCTCATTTTTAAAAATATAGAAATGCTCGGCTTCTTCCCAGAAGTCTGGATGATCTACTACTTTTGAATACTTGTCAGCTTTTGGCTGATCATTTTTCCATAATAGTTTAGAAGCATAAACTTTACCGTCTGAGATGAGAATCTTTTCAGAAGAAAAGAGACACTGCTCATTTATCTGATCCGAGTTTTCTATATCCTTTTTACCAAATGAATCTTCTTTGTCAAGCTCAAAATCGAAGAATTTTTCAGATAACCTGCCCCATTCAGTGTTATCATTAGCGATTAAAATTAATTTTACTCCAAGAGTTTTTGCGTCTTCGAGATATTTGATTGATATTTTATCGGAAGCTAAGATCGTTAGTGCGCTAACTTTCGATTTAATTTTATTTAAAATATCAAGTGAAACTTCTTGATCAGTGATAATATTTAAATTACAAATAGAAGCTAACGGATAAAGAATTTTTTCATTAAAAAATAAATCCATTCTAATGTTGCAGATCTTATTCTGAATTAACGCAGGTAGTGGCCCGCCGTTAGGAATCAATTCTATAACGGGAGTGTGGTAACTTTTCCCTATGTGCAGGGTTTTAACTTTATCAAGATCATTTGGGATGCCAAGTTTATCTAATGCGGCTTTAGCAATAATCTCAGGCATGATCGTGTTTATTTTTTTCTTATCTTCTTTTAGTGCGAAAGAGGGTTTGCCATGTTTAACCCAATCGACCTCTATCAAAGACTTATTTTGATCACTGCCCCAAACAGGAGCGCAATTTTGCGCGTAGCAATAAGAGTACAAAGCAACAATCTTTTTGTCATAGTGTCCAGCTAAATGCGTAGAAAGGCTATCAACTCCGAGATAGAGTGAAGAGTTTTTAATAACGTAAGCGAGCTGTTTTATATTTGTTTTGCCCCTTAAATCAAGATCCGCGCCAGAAACAGATTGATCAGAAGGTATGCCGACATGTACTATTTTATAGTCCGGTGCGTATTCTTTTATAAACGAGAATACCTTCGGCCAGTAATCGTACTGTCTGGAATTGCCTTTGCCGCTAGTTTGGAAAGCTATATATTTATCCAGAGTGATTGGATAATAATGCTCCAAAATAAATGGAGTGTTAATCTTAACCCCGCATGACAATGCGTAGCGATCAAGTAAGTGCATGTTCGTTTTTAGTATTAAATTCTAATTTGTCTTTACCATTATGTTGGTAGTCAAAAAACTTTTGCGTTCCCACGTAAGGCAGAAACGCTATGTCGAAATATCCGTCTCCGTTCGCGTGACCTTCCATCGTTAAAAGGTTCTCCATGAAAGGGTTAAAAATAAGTTTTTTGTGAATGAATGGGTTGCAGTCAAGAATTTCAAAGTACTCCTGCTTTGTCGCGAAGTAAATATTGTAATCTGGATATAGCTTTTTAATTGACGGCAAAAGAGAAGTTGACATAAAAACATCTCCCGCGCTTTGAGGCATTGCAAATAAAATTCTTTTTCCTTTGTCGTCTTTATCGAGCAGATCAGAAAACTCTACTTTAGCGTTTTCATTATTTTCTTTCGTTGCTGTCTTTTTAAAATATTCTAAAACCTCTTCTCTCTTTCTGCCGCCGCGCAAATGAGAAAGCCATCCTTTTAACCCGTCGTCATTTGGACCAACAGTCATCAATAAAACATTTTTGTAAATATCGATGAGCCATTCAGTATCAGATTCCGTCTCTAACGGTTGATGATTTGGATTTCTTTGTTTAAAATCTGAATCATAATTCCACTGCACGTTCGGGGCGTTATCGATAATTTGCTCTAGCCTCTTGCCTATAACTTCGGTAGAAAGATTATCCAAAACAAACTGCCTTGCTTTGCTGCCCGTTTCTTTTCTTTTCAAAGCGGACATCTTGTAGACCTTTTCAATTTTTTCTGCGATAGATTCTGGTAGGGTGGTCGCCTTGATGAAATTAGTTCCTGGTTCGTAGTAAGGTTTCCAGCTAACAGGTAAACCTCCGCTCTCTTCAGTGCAGAAGTCTTCTCCGCAAGAGTAGTTCGTAACAATAGTGATAAGCTCTGTTAGTTTCGCTTCTGTAACAGGAATTTCTTGGCCACCGCTTGTAAACGGATGGCAGTAAACGTCCATCAAATTGTAAATCTCATTCAATTGAGACTCGCCTACTCCATTGCCGATATTAACAGTTTCTACTGTATCTTTGCCATCGCAAAACCTGCACTTGATCTTTTGCCCCTCAAAAGGTTTGACTTCAAACTGTTTGCATTTTTTACAAAAGTATGTAGTTAAAATGTCCTCGTTCTTTAAGTCGTTGTCTTTGATTAATTTCTGGATGTCCCAACCTTCCGACCAATGAGTATGCAGCAATAGTTTAGCCTTGGATTTTGGGTTTTTTTCTTTGAAGAGTTTAAATCCTTGCAGAAGATTGGGAACGCTTTTCCTTAATTGGTTTCGAAAAACGAAACCAACAATAAACTCGTCTGATAGATTAAATTCTTTTCTAATCATCTTTCGGTCTTCATCGTTAATTCTGTAAAAGGACGAAGTCTCTGTTGCTCCCCTAAGTGTTTTGATTGACCCTTTCGGGTACCCAAGTCTCTCAACTTCTTTACCAGCAAACGAAGCCCAAGCATAATAATGTTTAACCTTCGGAATAATCTTAATTGCGTCTACGTAAAGCGGAAGCGAATCAAGAGTTGTCCAAATCATACAGTTCTCATTCCACCATTTCTTCTCTACCAATGGAGACAGCGCCCAAACGTCTTCTACTCCAATATAAAAATCAGGTTTAAATTCCTTGATCAAAGAATCAATTTCATTAAGCCCATAAGCAGCCGATCTTACTCTTGACTGATCGGACGCCATTTCTTGTAATTTATTTGAGTCTGGTAGCGTTCCTACAGCTTTCCAAGGCAGAGTTTTTAACTCTGGAGCGTCTTTCGCTTTTGTATTGGCGAATTCAATAAGATTATATTTTCCGGTCTTATAAAGATACCGAAGAACGTTCTTCATGTTTTTGCCGAAACCAGTAAAGATTCGGCTGTGATTGCTGTGGAATACTACGGTCTTTTTCATTCGGAAACTTCAAAACTCTTACGAAGATAGTTTTCTAAATACTGGGCTACTAGTTCAGCTTCCCCAAGTTCAAAACCGATCAGAAAAGATTGCTCGCCCTTTTTGATCGAGAATGAGAATGCATTGTCTCCACTCTTCTTAACGTAAGGGCCAAACATAATTGAAGTAGTTGAGCCCTGATAAGCGTGAACAGTAGAAAATTTAGCTGACTGTCTAACAGCCCGAATAATGGATGCCGCTTCAACTTGATTAAGTTTTAATGCGGCGGTCTTTTCTGGGTTCTTTGCGTTTTCCGAAAAAGAAGCTCTCTTCGTCTTCTCGTCCCATCCCGCTTGCTTGATGAAACTCACATAAAGATCTGGACTTTCTCCTTTTGTTTGATCTTTATCCTTGTATGAGACGTTGAATGATAATGCTGTTCCTGCATTTGATCTATTTGGTTTATAAAAGTTTAGACGCATGGTAGTTAAAATTATAAACTACCGTAGGCGAAGTTAAACACAAAAAATAAAAAAGGCGCACATTTCTGTGCGCCTTCGAAGTTGATTAGATTTTATATTAAACAGGTGAAGAACCAGTGAATCCAATATGCTTGCGAACGATTGGGGGGTTCTTTTGACGTTCAATCTCTGATGCGAGACCAGAATAAATACCGTATTCTCCAGTTAGGTTAATTTTTGAACTCACCCATTCGGTAGCCATATCGGCAGTAACTTGATCGAAAGGAACAAATACTCCAGTATCAGTGATAGGGTCAAGAGCATTAGCGCCAATGTTTGTGGCGTAATAGCTTCCAGAGTCTGGCTGTTCTAAATCTTTTGGTTCAGAGGCTGTGACTCTCCAGTGAATGGTTTTGATAACATCAGCTAATCCACTTTCAAGTGGAGCACAGTCTAAAGCGGGAAATTCCCATTTGTAGGTAATCATGGTAGTTTAAATTTATTCTATAATAACTTTGGACACGTCGTTTTCATCCCATTTCGTTTCGTCCATAGAGCCTTCAGCCTTTTTCTTTTTGCGGCTGAGTTGCGAGTAACATATGGCCGCTCTTTGTTTTTGGTTTGGGTACTCTTTGGTCATTGATTCAGAAGACATGCAAGATGCAATAAAATTGCCATCTTCTTTGTTTTTTGCGGGCGTTGGTAGCGGCATGTGTATATTTACACTAATATTTAATAAAAAACCCCCGATTTCTCGGGGGTTGTGGTTAGAGCGAACTTGTGTATCTTGAGCCTTGGAACGTCACAGCCTTAACTTGGCTCTTTGTAAACCGACGATTACGGCCAGTGTTACGGTCCTCTACGGTGATAAGAGAGGGTCCGAAGTTTACAAGACGAGCGTTAATGACCTCGTTAGAGGTCTCAAGGCCAAAGAAACGTCCACTAGTGAGACGAATCGTATTAAGTGCGCTATTAGAATTTGTTTTATTCATAGTCATTTCCATAGATAATAGAAGTCGCGTATTAATTTGTCAAGCTCTTTTCCGACAAAAAGTTTATCAAAAATCTTATTATAAAAATACTCCGATTTGTTGATCCAATATTTTAATTTAGACGGGTTCCTTAAGCCAAACGTAATATACTCCGAAGTGATTTTCGAATTAAAATAAGCAAAATTAAATAAATCTGAAACGTCTTTATTAAAAAATAATTTATCGCGCATGTCTTTGGGCAATAACTCGCAAAGATCTTCAAAGGTTTTGTTCGAGCAATTCAAAGTTTCTTTGGCGAGCAGCGTATCTAAATATATATTGGCATTAGCGGAGTACTCAAAATTAATAAATTTTATATCCGTTCCTGTATAGATTATATTTTCTGGAGATAAATCGAAATGACATAAGCCACAGTCTTGGATGTCCGACTTGTACATTTCTTTAAAAACCATTTTCGCTGTAGAAAAAAGCTGAACGACGGGGTATCTTTTTGCGACCATCATCGCTTCTCTAGGCAAAAAAGAATCGAACACTTTGATCGTTTCGTCTTCATCTTTTGTTTTAACGGAGTGCATCCGCTTAAAGTCGCGCAAAAAAATATTTTGCAATTTCAATTTAGGACTTAAGGGGTAATTAGAAATGTCTGATAAAAACATTCCCTTTGGAACCTCGAAACAAATGAACTTAAATTCATCCGACTCGCCCGAGGAGCAAATTACTTCTGGATGAAAATCATAATTATTCTTTGAAAGCATGTCCCAAGAGTTAGGGGACTCGGGGGAAAGATTTACTTTTAATAAAAATGGTTTATCATTACCAGCTATCAAATAGCAATCATAAATCGGATGAACTTCGTGTTTTTTACAAAGACGAATTGAGTGACCCAGTTTTTTCTCTATAACTTTTTTAGTTGAATATAAAAACTCTTCTTCTATAGGAAGAATGTCAACTTCATTTTTTACAGACTGCAAAAGATTTCTTTGTCTTTCCATCGATATGAATTTTATTATCTTTTATAGATATTTTAATTTGATTATAACTATTGGCAGACAAAAATTCAACTATCTTAGTTTTGAATTCGTTTTCGATAAAGAAGATAATTTTTCTAGCTCCAGTGTTACTGTCTTTTGTATTGTCGATTATAAAGTCGATAACATCGCTAGAATAGGAAATAGAAGTCTCATTCTTGTTTAACGATTCTTTGATTTGATCGAGTTCTATATCGGCAATACTTGCTAAAGAATCTCTTTTAAGTTCATCAAAAACAATAATGTCATTGAGCCTAGCTAAGAACTCTGGTCTAAAGAACTTTTTTAAACTCTCAAGAATGGCGCTTTTGCTGGGCTTCTCACCAGATCCGCCAAGAAATCCAATCTTTTTATTATCATTGATTTGGAATCCAACATTGCCAGTCATGATAATGATAGAGTTTTTAAAACTCATCTTCCTTCCCGTAGAATCGGTAAGTTGGCCGCTATCCATGATTTGCAAAAGAATATTAACTACATCTGGATGAGCTTTTTCTATTTCATCAAAAAGAAATACTGACGAAGGGCGTTTGTCAAGGTGTGTCCATAGTATGCTCGCTTCGCCATGACCAACATAACCTGGGGGCGCGCCAATGAGTCTAGAAACAGAGTGTTGTTCCATAAACTCTGACATGTCGATCACACAAAGATTAGCTTCGTCTCCGAATCCTTGTTTAGCTAAAGTTCTAGCCAAATGCGTTTTTCCCGATCCTGTTGGACCGATAAACATAAAATTTCCAAGGGGCTTAGTTGACTTAGCTAAACCAAACGAGCTTCTAAGTACGCAGTCAGAAATTTTCTTGAGAGCTTCTTCCTGACCGAAAACATGCTTTTGCAGGTTGGATAGGATATTTTTAATATCCTTATTGTTGGATTTAGTGTCAATGAACTTCCCTATCTTCTCGGACAAGGCTTCGTAAACGTCTTTTGTATTCGCTTTAAATACTTTGGATTTTACAGACTCAACCCAAGTATCATATTTGATTTCGTAGTCTTTAAGGATGTTGTCAAGATGCTTTTCTTTAACATCGTCTGGAGCGAGTTTTTCAAATTCGACAATTAATTTTTCCACATCTTTGATTTCTTTTGGGCGAGAGAATGATTTAATTTTTACTTTAGCTCCAACCTGATCCATCAAATCAATCGCTTTGTCTGGGAATCTACGCGAAGGAATATACTTCTCACAGACATCAACGATATCAGTGATGACACTATCACTATAGTGTATCATGTGAAACGTTTCGTAAAATCCCTTAAGAGATTTAAGAATCTTAAAAGTATCTTCTTTAGAAGGTTCGGGAACAAAGATAGACTCAAAACGGCGATTCATCGCTCCATCTTTTACAAAATATTTTTCGTATTCACTCTGGGTGGTGGCAGCTATAAAACTCAATTCATTACAGGTTAGATACTGTTTAAGAATGTTGGCGGCGTCCATAGATCCAGCGTCGTTCCCCATACCAATCACATTATGAACCTCATCAATAAAAACAATGGCGTTTCCCATTTTTTTTATTTCTTCCATAGTCTTCGTTACTCTTTCCTCAAACTCGCCGCGCAATTTTGTACCAGCAATTAAATCAGGAAGATTAAGAGCAATGATCTTTTTATTCAAAAGAAATTCCGTGCAATCGCAAAATACAATTTTTTTTGCCAAAAGACCAGCGATAGCGCTTTTACCAACACCGGGTTCCCCGATTAAAATAACATTTTTCTTTTGCTTTCGGCAAAGAATTTCAGACATTTTATCTACCTCTTTATCTCTGAAGAAGATATTGTCGAATTCGCCGTCAATTGCCATCTGATTATAATCAGAGAAAAACAATAAAGATTCTTTATTCTTCTGCGGCGACGATGTAACCAGTGTCTTTTTAACGGGGTTAGAAATCATCTTGCATTCTTTTTCCACCTTCTCTGAAATAAAAGCGATATCGATTTCATTCTTTTTAAAGAATTTTTTAGTCAAATCCGAATGCCTAAGTAAAGAAAGAAAGAGGTGTTCTATTCCAGTATAGTTTTGCTTAAAGCTCTGCGAGATATCAAACGATTGATTAATAATTTTAATTACGTTTTGATCAAATTTAATAGAATTGGAGCTGACTTTCTTCTTGGAAGAAGGCAGGTCGTTTTTTAACGACGAAACGACATCTTCAACATTAATCGGTAGCGACTCGAATACTAGATTAACAATCATCGATTCGGAAGATAGCACGGAGTACAATAAAAATTCATCATTTATTTCTAATTGATTATTTTCGGCGCAGCGTTGCTTGGCGACATCTAAAGCTCTTTTTACTTTAGGCGTGAAGTTAAAATCTTGCACTGTGTTCATATTTACACTTAAATTGCCTTTGGGCTTTCTACTTGTGATAACTTTGTGTATATCTTTTCCGTTAGAATAGTCAAGCCATTTAAGAAGATTGAATCGTCCGCTTTTGAACCGTAAACGATTACAATATCATCCTCCTTTGGAGTTTTGCCGCCGCCTTCATAATACTGAGTAAACTTATCGTCTCTTCCGCCGTCCGTTAAACGGCAAGTCATTTGGCCGTACTCGTCTGAAATTTTAACTAATAAATATGGGCGTCCAGCTCGACTAACCTTTTTGCGAGCCTCTTTCACAACGCCAACCATTTTTACATTCTGACGCAAATCAACCTGAGAAGCCTCATAGGTATTATGAAGTCTATCCTCACCATCATTAAAAACTTCTTTTAATTTATGAGTATAGCTGTAACCGAGAAGGCGCTTTTCAAAAAACCAATTAGCGAACTTCTCATATTTTTTATTCATGTCATAAATCTTTTTATAAGGCTCGTATTTATTTTTAAATGTATCGAAGCGGCTTTCCTTCATAAATGGCTTCTCGTCATCTCCAGCTAATTTATTTTTAACTAAATCAGCGATAGTATTAAGTACATCATAGTTATACTTGGGACCAACCAATTTAACGTTACGCTTTTCTCTTTCACTTAAAATGTTGTAAGTTTGCGCTTCGAGCACAAGTCGACAGCGTTTTTCGCTAAAGCTAGAAAGTGTCCCAGCCTGAATCAAAGAAGATAGAACTCCAATATTAACTCCAGCTTCTTTAGCTCCATCGAAACAATCAATTTTATTAGAGAACTCTTCTTGCCTAAATTCAAGAAGGTGCGTTAGAACTTTATCTGATACCCCTTTAATCGCATTAAGACCAAAGCGAATATTATCGCCTTCGATTTCAAAGTCGGATTTAGACTTAGAAAGATCTGGAGGGCAAAGTTTAATATTGAAGAACGAAAGCTCTTGTGAGATGGCTTCGATTTCTTCGTGTGGATTTGGCTCATGCTTCGATGAACGAAGTAGGGCAAGAAAAAATTCCTTTGGATGGTTAAACTTGAGATAAGTGGTTAGTGCAGAAAGAGTAGCGTAAGATACAGCGTGAGAAGCGTTGAACGAATAGTTCGCGCTGTCCTCTGCGACTTTCCACAGAACGTCAGCGATAACTGGATCTAAATTATTCGATGAAATCTTATCTCTGATCTTCTGCTGCCAAGCTGGCATTTCGCTAACTTTCTTTTTTCCTATGATTCGCCGTACTGTTTCAGCTTCATCAAGAGTAAAGCCTACTTTAACGATCATCTTCATTAGTTGCTCTTGGAAGATAGGGATGCCGCCAGTGATACTCAGAATGTCGTCGAAGAAAGGATGAACTGATTGGAATTGACCAGTAGAAATGAATCTCGCGTATTGATCTAAGAAATCCAGAGCACCGGGTCGAGCGAGAGAAAGCACACAAGCTAATTCAAGCATGTTCCTCGGCTTTACCTTTTTACATACATGAAAATTAGTACTAGCCTCAATCTGGAATAAGCCCTTGGGATTAGAAAGATCCTGCAAAAATTTATACGTAGAGCTATTATCGAAGTCTAGGTTTTTAAAGTCTAGGCCAAGTCTTTGGCAAGTATCGTAGACTACGGTTAAAGTTCTAAGCCCAAGGATATCAAACTTAACAGTAATCTCCGACACGTTATTCATATCGTAGGCGGAAACGATCTCGCCTTCGCCTGTCTTTTGCAGAGGCATAATATCCTCACTATTGAAATAAGAAATGGAAATGCCAGACGGGTGAACTCCAGTGTTTTTATTTAGACCCTCGATTTTCTTAGCGATTTTATAAACCTTTGGATTATTGTCACAGAACACCTTAAACGCTTCGCTTTCTTCGCATGCATCTTTTAGGGCAAAGACCTTTCCGAATTGCTTTGGAATAATATCGCTAACAGCATTAACCGCATCCTCTGACATTTCCCCAACAATCTTACCGCATTCTTTAATGCAGAGTTTACCAGTAAGAGTATTCATAGTAAGAATCTTGCAAGTCTTACCCGAGTACTTTGTTTTAATGTAACTAATAACCTCTTGGCGTTTCGAGAACTCGATATCGTTATCTACGTCAGGCATCAGCGAACCATCAAGATAAGTAATGCCGTCTACCACAATCTTCTTCGCGCGACTCTTTGAAACGAAACGCTCGAAGAACAGTCCGTTTTTAATTGGATCTACGTTGGTGACTTTAATCAGAAAAAGAATGAGAGAGCCAGCCGCAGAACCGCGACCGTAGCCAGTAGGAATATCGTGCTCGTGGGCATAATTCATGATGTCCCAATTGAGCAGAATGTAATCAGTAAAACCAAGCTCTTCGAAGATTGCTAATTCATATTTCGCGCGCTCATAATAATCTTTTTTATTAGGCAGTTTATCTATGCCTTTTGTTTTAACAGCTCTTAAACAGAGCTGCCGTAAAAATTCTGAATTTGGTACCGAAGGGTCGATGCCAAGCTCCTGATAATATCTAGCGTCAATCTTGATCTCTGGAAGGCGAACGCCAGGAGGAACAGGATGCTCGTACTTTTGGAAACAGTTTAATAGATCGTTCATACGTCAACCTGCATTATTAGCTTGCGGAAAATTTTATAATTCATTTGAATATCGTACAAGGCGTCGTGCAACCTTGATGGGTCGTGATCGATTCCAAAGTGCTTTAGCAAAAACGACTGACTTGTTTTTAGCCCCTTCTCTCTGTGATTCATCATTTTCATTTGCCAAGAGAGCGAGTCTCCAGATGGCTTTATGTCTTTAAACAATGCAGTAGCTAATGCTCTAGTGTCAAGCATTCTATCCATAAATCTCCAATCATTCTGAACTCCTATGCCGCGCATCATTGTGTTTAAAATATAAATATCATAGTTAAGGATATTTTGCCCGACAAGAATGTTGTTGTTGTCGTATAGGTCATTGGAGAATTTTTTCCAAACCTCCATTGGGGGCTTAGCTTTAGAAATGTACTTTTCTTTATTGAAACCTGTTATTCTAGCTGCGTCGTCAGATACTTTAAGGTCATCGTAAAGAATAAATTCATCGTGCTGCTCTAGAACCTCTTCTCCTTTGCAGATGATCCAAGACAGTTGCCAAGGACGAGAATCGGTCAATGACAACCCTTCAGTTTCCGTATCGAATACAAGAAATTTCTGATTAATTTTTTGTTTTAAAAGGTTGTTCATGATAGTTCCTTCCAAGACTGAAAGCAAAATTCTCCGCTGCCGCAACCGCTAAGTTCAGGCGCAGACAAGCTCTGGTTTTTGCCCATATTCCTATTGCAAGCTATTTTGTAAGTTACCCAAGCTTGAAGATCTTCTCTGTTCTTGTAGTAGATTGTTTTAGATTCTACGATGTTGCTTTTCCCGCTAGAGCGAATAAAATCAGTTGTAATTTTGTCAAGCGGCAGTTTATTATTTTCGACAAAATAAATAACATCTAACTCGTCAAGAAAATCTGGCATACAGTTTGAAAATGTATACCTATTCTTCCAGATATATGAGTCGTAAAACGGGACCGCGATTAGAATATTATCGGTCAGGCGGCTGACCAAATCAGCGTTGCAGATAACGGATTCTTTTTCAGTGTTAGCGAAGGTATAAATTTTGCTAATATCCTTGAAGCCAGCGTCGTTTAACGCGAATAAGATAAGCTTGTGGGAAGAAGACGAGGCAGACTCGTAACTGTTGCAGACTTGCATTCGCAAGCCGAACTTCAACTGGATATTGTGCTTCTGGCAATTTTTAAAAGCCGTGAGAAATCCAGTTAAACAATCTTCTACTAGGTAAATCTCTTTTAAACCATTTTCGAGAGCAATTGAAATGATGCTATCAGGCCCGTCTTCTTTTTGTTTTTCTGGCTCATTCAGCGTAAGGATGCTCCTGCCGAATGAGAAATGAGACTTAAACAGTGGAATCATTCCGCTACACTAGCGGTTTTGGTTTGGATGTCAAGTGCTTTGGGCATCCAAGATAAGCTTCTTTGGTGACCTTCTCGTCTTCTTTCGCGATTTTAAAAGCTTCATCTACATCTTCCTCTAAGAAGGTTTTGATTATTTTATTATTTTTATCCCTTAAGGCGTAATAATTAAATCCAAATTTATAAGAGCAGTGCCACATTGGATTGCCGTCTTTCTTTAACTGCCCTTTGTATTTAGCAAAACCACATGCCAGTTTGCCGCTAAAAGAACCATCCGAAGGCATGGGCTTGTCGGCAGCGAAATTAGAATAAGCGTCAGCTTCAGAAAAATTATCTACGACCTTTTGAACTTCAGTTAAATGATTTTCAAATTCACTAAGTTCATTTTTATTTGGTGGCTCCATTTTTAACAAGCCGCCGTTCTTGGTTTTGTCTTTCAAGTCGAACTTGAGAAACAAGAACTCCATCAAAGCCTTGTGCTTTGGGTCGAGCTTGTTGGATGCAAGAATATACATCATGTGCTGCATATTATCTTCAGCGTCTTTACCAGCAAATACAGCTTTGCTTGTTTTATAATCTCTCACTACCGAAGTGAAATCGTCATAAATAAACTGGCGATCAATGAATCCTTTGATTCTATATTTTTTATCTTTTTTATCTATCGTTATGTCAAACGCTCTTTCCTTCAAGTCTTGAACTGGAGGCTTTTCAGCATCGCCCCAAAAGTCGTATTTTAAAGCGGTCAAAGTCATCTCCTTGATCAAAACAATGTTGTCTGGGTCAGAGACCTTTAATTTTCTTGCGTGTTTTAAGGCTAACTTTTTAATAGACTTTATCGTAAAAAGATCTCCGCTATTTAAAATGATTTCGACGTATGGTTTTCTTTTTTCTTGAGCGAGGCACTCAAGAACAAGGTGAACAACATTACCTCTGTTCGCTCCATCATTAGACTTGTCTGGCAGCTTTAAAATGTAATTACACCAGTACGACCAACTACACTTTTCAAGCGTTTTGATTCGACTAGCAGAAAGCGCAACGTGTTTGATATCAGGTTGCGTCATTTAGAATCTTTTCTGCTCTTTTAATAAGGCTATCTGAGAATTTATTAGCAACGGCGATTTCGTGGATTTTCTTTATTTGAGCTTCCATGTTTATCGTTTTGTTATTCCATTTGTCAAAAATATCATTTTCGCCCGCAGATGCTGCGACGTGCATATCAAAAAAATCATTTTTAAGCGGGAGTTTAATTTCTAGTTTCGAATAATCAAAAATAGAAGAAAGCTGAAGAAAAGTCTTGCAGGCTGAAACGAGGCCATGATTAATGTCTCCCTCAGAATCGTTGTTCGAAGAGATAATGATTTTGTCTGGGCTTAGGCCGACGAGAGCAGCAGAGAGCTTGGATGAAATACCAAGACCAAAAGTGACTATATTATTTTTATAACCATGCTCAAACAAAGCCATACTGTCGCCAATGCTTTCTACGATAATAATCGAGCGTCGTTTTTCAACTTCCTCCTTCGCTTCAAGAATATTATTTCGCTTTAAATTAATTGGATAAACCCAATCTGCTCTCTTACCTATATGTTTCCATTTTGGAAACTCGGAACTCTTTTCCCAGAAAACGGCTCGACCGGAAAAACCATGAATCTGGCCGAATTGATTATAAATTGGAAACACAATTCTTCTGAAAAGCTGGCCAGAGGTAGCATACCCACACTTGTAAAAATCTAATGTATCTTTGCTAAGCATCTTTGAGGAATAAAAATCAAGATGAGGCAAAAGATTGTCTAGTATTAGTTCTGGGTAAATTTTCTCCATCTCAATTTTCTCCTTGTTTTGTACGTGAATGATATTTTCGGGATTAAATTTTACATACTTATTTACAATATAAGAATCTTTTGTATCTAATGTTAGCTCTACGAGCCTTTGGAACGGATAGCTCTTTGAACTGCCAGTTGCAAAGTCAGTCCAAACCCCACTGTTCTTGTAGATTTTTAACGCAGTAGTGTTGTCTCCACCGCGATACAAACCTGTTGTTCTCCAATAGTTGCCATAGTCTTTAAGCTGATACCCCAAAGACTCAAGCGAACTTTTGAGAACTACTGGGTCAATTAAAACTTGGGACATCGTCGTTTTCACGGGAATTTTCTAAGGTTGTTGCGTTGGTATCTGCTCGGTTTACAATATCGCGCAAATCGCCGCGTTCTTTAATATCGAAATTCTCGAACTGGAGATTGATGAAATTCTTCTTAAGCTCGCCCTCTGGCATTCTAACTAACTCAACTGCGCCAGCGACATCGGAGCCAAGGAATCGATTCTTTACAAAAATAAGTTTATGCGAACCGAAAGTCGCTCCTTCTTGTTGGCGCTCGTCCGCTGTCTTGGGGCGCAGGATAGCCATATGAGAACAATAATGAGTGATCCGATCTGACATGGATACGATACCTTCATCATCATTGATAGCGTCGGAATTGCGGTTTGTTGTGATACCGCTTCGATTAGATTGAATCGACGTGAACATCGTGATCATCGGCTTTTGATCTTGCACGATATCTCGCTGAATAGTCTTTTTAAACTTATTGAGCATGTCTCCAATCGCCTGCCATTCTGGTTTGCCGCCATCGCTGTCAGCAGAGGGCTTAATGTAATCAAAGCTGAAGATAAGAAGATTGCCGCGACCAACCTTGGAATAATAAAAACGCTTAAGATTATTAATCATTTGATCAGTGGTCATTCCACCGACATTATAATAATAAAATTTAAGCTTCTTGATCTTTTCCCAAGTGGATCGAACTTTCTGAACAACATCTTCGCCAGCCTTGCGCCAAAGACCAGTTTCGAGCAAGTGCATGGGAACGTGACTAAGTGCCGCGCACTGACGCATGATAACCTCCTCCTTGCTCATTTCTCCGTTATCGAAATGCAAAACGGGAACATCGTGCTGGGCTGAAACTTTCGTCGTGTAATTTAGAGCTAGCAGGGTTTTTCCTACACCCGAGCGAGCGACGATAACAGTAATATTACCGGGCCGAAGAAGAGATCCATAAATCTTATTAACTGTGGGGAATGGACCCATGAGGCCAAATTCAGTAATAGGATTGTTCCCACGCTCTTCAATGACAGCCTCCATCTCTTCAAAAATGTTGACTGGCTTTTCTTCGTTGTTCTCATAAATATTAATAATCTTATTAAATGTGGTGTCAGCCTCTTCGACAATCTTTTGATAAGAAGAATCAGGGGCTATTCTTTTCATCTTCTCTGCAACCTCAAGGGCAGATTCGTAAATGCCTCTTCTAATAGAGTATTTTTTAATCTCCTTTGCGGCGGAAATCGCAGTGGTCTTGTTGGTCTTTCTGATAGCTAGAGACCTCAAGTAATCAAAAACATCGATGTTATCCTTAAAGGAAATACCAATCTCTTTGATTCTTTGAGCGATAATGATCTCGTCAACCTTCTCGTTCGACTCCAAGCATTTTCGGATAATGTGATAAATCGTTTTGTGAACGATAGTATCTTCGGAATAAAAATCCGATTCCGAAACGAAATCGCAAATTTCAGAGTAAGTCTCTGGATACTGAAGTAGTCCCGCTAGGAACTGCTTCTCGACTTCTAGGGAATAAAGCATTATTCGTTGTCTGCGGCTGCGGCTGAGAACTCACTCTCTTGGTCGGAGAGCCATTGGCCAAGGGCAGTTTTCATGCCAAGGGCGGTTATCATAGAATCGAACCTTGTGTAAACTTGAGGCTCTCCTTTTGGTGAGCAGACACAAAGGATCACGCCTTTGTAAGAATCTGCTCCTCCAGAAATTTCATAAATCTGTTCCACAAGCTTAGTTGGAAATAAAAAGTCTTTCGGCTCCTGTTTGTCTTCTTTTTGTTTTTTGCTCATAAGAAATGTTTTTTAAATAACTCTTCGCAAAGAGTGTCGGTTTCGTATATCTCTACTAGTCTGATTCCGTTTGTCAAGCAGAATTCAAGCTTTAAATCGTCTCTTTTTAATTGAGAGATCCAATTTTGGCGATTGGATGCGTGAAAATATGGATTATAAGTTTGGTGTTGTTTCCCTTGAACCTCCACCGCAGTTTTTTTATTCGCATTGTAAAAATCCAAAGAAAGCCTACTGCCAACGACTGGAAGCTCTTCGAAAACTATATCGTGTTTCCAGTACGTGAGCAGAAACTGTTTTACCCTCCATTGGATTTTACTTCTAGACTTACACTCCCAATTAATAATATATTTTCTAGCGTTTTTAAGAATCTTTTCTTTACCACTAAGTGTTTTGAATTTCATTAGGTTTCGAGGAGATCATGTCTACAAAATACTTATGTAAGAATTTGACGAGTTTTGGATTAGATTCTACAAATTCAAAAATAGCATTTTCTCCCTGAAACTTTTCAGGAGCTTCGAAGCCGTTTTCTTTTAAAGTAACGGCAAAGTCTTCAGCGACGTAATACCAAGCGCCAGAGCGAGTTACCACTTCCCAACGCATAAGCATGTCAACAATTTCTTTTTCAAGCCAAATAGAGCGGCCATCGGTGCGCCCATATTTAATTGGATAAGAGAACTTTACTTTGCTTTTTTCATTTGGGCTTTTTTTAATTACCACTTTGCATGAATGACCAATAATTGGATTTTTGATAGGATCAGACTTTTTTATGGATGGATCTTTCAAAATGATATCTCCTTCAAATCGAGCTTCAAATTCAAAAATAAAATCCGCAAAATGGAGAAGAGCGTTGCCTCCGGTTGCGGAGGTTTGACGAATTGGAGCGGAGCTATAAGGATCGATCCTAACATCGCTTCTTACTTGTGAAATGAAGACTGCCATATGCCCGCGTTTTTGGAGGGCAATTGACATGCGCTTCATGAAGTCTGAAGCGAGAACGGCTCCACCTGCAACCTTTTTGGATTCTTCAAACGTCTTATTTAAATCGCCTTTGGTGATGAGACCGTCAACAGAATCAAGAATAAACATATACTTATTCTGTTCTTCGTTTTTTATTACTAGTTGACGCAACGCATCAACAACAGTCTCGTAAATATTGCACTCAAAAACAAAACAAGTTCCCGCCTCCCATTGTTCTGCATCGAAAACAAATTTAACGCCAGAGCGCTTTATCATCTCTTCCGAAAGTCTACCTTCAGCCTTGATAAAAAAACCCTTAGCTCCTTCGATAGTATTTAGAAAGTTCTTCATTACTTCGAGCGCAGCTGAAGTTTTGCCGCCCTCGGTAAAGCCTACAAATCGATGAACGCCCGGTCTTAAACCTCCACCCGTTAAAAGGTCGAAAGTTAACGATCCAGTTGAAACTTTATAAGATATAGCTTCTTCAAAATTATAATGATCTTCTTTTGTATTTTTTAGAAAGGAGGTTAAAATGTTTTTTGAAGATACTGCGTCCTGTTTTTCTTCTTGTTCTTTTGTCTTTTTGGTCATGATAAAAATTGTTTAAGTGTTTTCTTAGTCTGTATTTCAGCGTCTTTGCCGATCTTCTCTTCCGTGGAGAGATCTTCTTTATGAAGGCGAGTATAGTAATACTCCTTGTAGTCAACGTCAAGTAGCTTCTTCTTCCAATCTGCAAAGAAGAACGCTAATGTTGGGAACTTCTTTTCCTCTTTGATTTGCACCAAAAAGTCTATGCCGTAAATCTTCTCTAGTTTTTTTAGAAAAACCATTTCCTTTTGCCAAAATCTCTTGTCAGGTTTAGCGGGAAGCTCGACCAGAGATCCGATAATCTTTGCGCGGTTGATCTTTTCTTTCATTCTGCCAGTTGAGCAGATTCAGAAAGATTTGTCAAGACCTATTACGATTTGTTCGATGCCGAGGCTGATCCGAAGTAAAATCCGGTAACAGCGATAAGGCACTGTCTTATTTCCGAGGTAATTAAATTACCGGAGATTTCGACAAAAGCTTTGCTGCTCACGTCCTGACCAATTAAACCTAAAATACTGCCTCCGTTGTTATAATCAACTTCAAGATAAGTTGGGACGCCAAGGATAGCCATAACGAATGGAGATATAACAATAGAGAATATGACAGAAACTACGATAAATTGCCTAACCATTTTACCTACGTCGCCATCTCTTTTAGAGGCTTTATCCGCAGATTCGTCCGATTTATCTATAGCGTTCATCATGCGGTTAAACCTGTTTTTACTTTCTTCCGATTTAGCCGCGATCAAACGAAAGATAAAGCCAGTAGCGGCTCCTCCCATTAGGCTTATAAGTTCAGTAGGCACATACTACTTTACACTCCAAACGCCTGTATAGTTAATGGGAATTTATTCGTTTCTTTAACCAAAGCTAACATTTGAGCAGCGATATCCCTGATTTCTTTTTGAGCATCTGGTTTATTTCTAAGATTTAGAAAATGACCAAATGAACGCCAGTTAAACATCACATCAGCAGCGATTTGCGTATTGTATGGTCTAAAAAATCTCGCAGATTCTTTAGCTCGCTTTCGATTAAATCCGTGATTTTGAACCAAGTCATCAACACACTTATGATAAAGATCTAGACCTCTTTCTGTATAACTATTAAGAATTTCTTTCCAAGAGTCGGGCCAATCATCTGGAATTAAAAATCCATCTTCTTTAATCTCTTTATAACGGGCTGATTCCCCATTAACTGACACGCCAATACGGTGCTTGAGAATATGAATATGAGATGCAATATCAGTATTAACTAAAAAATGTAGGGAGGATTTTTCAAATGGTGTATGGTGTCCATTTTCAGCCAACATCTTGAGTAAATCTACAACTCGACCCTTCTTTTCTTCGTTGATTTCTCTACTGGTTGATGTCCAAGCAGAGCAGGCATGAGTAAGGTCGTCGCCATAAATTCCAATAAGTTCAACTTTATTTGACTGATTCATTATATATTTGATTATAGTTTAATAATACCTGAGCGTAATAGTGAGCATGGAAATCAATACTGGCAAGACATTTTGAAATATTTTTTTGATGATTTTTGAATGCTTGCATTTCAGATTGCCAGTCAACAGCAGAACCTAAAAAGTTTTCAATGGAATCGGAATCTAAAGTGATAAAAAATTGAGCTAAATCGAACATGTGATAATACCAAGATATTTCATCTTGGTGAGATGGCGGTCGCAAAAATAAACAAAGCGAATTTGAGTTCATCGCCCAAATTAACCTTTCCCAAGATGTCGTATTTCCATTTATATTTAATATATATTTATAATCAAGTTGGTCTTTTATTGAAACAGGATTTGAATATATGGAATCGTCAAACGGATGCTCTACGAAATTGGTTATTTTGGCAATTACATTTTCGCTATTTTTGTATCTTTGACAAAAATTAACTCTTTGGACAGAACCATCTTTATATTTTCTACCAGTGTCCGATCCAAAAAAAGATACTTTATTAATTTTCTGATCAAAAGGTTTATCAATAGATTCTAGGGAATCGCATATGGAAACTGTTCTTCCTAAATGTGAGTCTGGAACGCAAATATGAGGGCTATTTCTAGGTCTAGCAAAACAAAGCCTTGTCTCTTTAGAATCGTTTTCTGGGCCATCGTTAAAATTAACAATAAATTTAAAGTTAAGATGATTTAATGAATAATGCTTTAAAACTTGAGAAGTAAAATCAATAAAAAAACTAACTCTAAGTTCGTCCATTTTAGCGCTACATCTTTCCGTATACAATTCTCCACGTGAAATAAGAAACTGAGCCTCATTAGTATAAAGCTCAGTATTTGAAATGTTTTTTGGGAGGTTGATTCTATTTGAATCGACCTCGTTTAAAACACAATATTTTTTATAAAATTCCAATTATGGCGCTGGGTTTGTCACTGTTCCTCTAGTTGTAACGCTGGGAGTTAAGCCGTTAAGATTTGTCAACAAACTCAATTTGCTAAGATCGACGTTCCCAAAAGTGCTTACAGTGAGGCCGCTAACGACGTTTCCGGTAATAAAATTTACCGTACCTAACGCGGCAAGATTAAACTTATCTGCGATAAGAGACGCTGTCACTGGAGTCTGGAAAAAAAACTCTCCAGTTTTTGCGGTAAGATCTTTTGCTCGAACAATATTCAAGTTTAACGCTGCCCCCTCATATACCGTAGCGCTTGTGGCCGAGTTAACACTCACTGGGCCGAAGCTGTGGCCAGCTTTAGTGATGGCAACCTCTCCAACTGTAGAGACGAAAAGAACTGGACCATAGACAAATGAATTGTCGAAGCTGTCAACTACGCTAGAACCGACAAATGAAGTCGGCGCGACGCTATCGATATGAATATCACCTAGAGTAAGTTTGCCGCTGGACGTTACCGACGTTGTGCCAGAGGAGTTATTAAGACTATCTAGCGTTAGGAAGTTTTGAGCAGTGACGATTAGGTTTCCAGTAACGTTTGCCGAAATCGAAGATTTGGCCGCGTTGCCAAATCCAATAGTGACATTCTTTCCTGCAACTGAAGTTTTTACCGCACCGATTCCAGATACATTAATATCTCCAGTTACAGAAGAAAAGGAAACTGAACCCGCACTAAGCGTAGATCCAGCAGCGTTTGTGATCGTGCCGCTCGTGGTGTTAACGCTAACCGCACCATTAGATGCAACAACTGCGTTTGGCGCTCCAACAATTGTGTTGCCAGTTGGATTGACTACACTAACCCCATTTGAAACATAAAATGTATTCCCAGCGAGGCCAAGCGAAACTAGACCGTCTGCACTAACAATGAGACTCCCATTCATAAACCCACCATTTACGGCGATGTCTTTGGTCAAAATTGTAATATTTTCTGAGTTAATAATCGCGTTTCCATTAATAACTGTATTACCGGAAGCTGTGCGTGCTCCAGTTTCACTTGCGAGTTTTCCGTTGTTAATGTAGTGGAACTGTCCAGAAAACGCGTTATCTACCGTGCTGAGTGTAAATCCATTAGTGTCGATTCGGCTAGAGCCGCCAATAATAATTCCGTTTGGATTAAGAATATAAAGTTTACCATTAGAAGCGAGTGCCCCTTCAATTGTTGTAGATGCTCCGCCGCTTACTACATTCAGAACAGAAGCGTTTGTGTTCGGCAGATTATAGACCACAGCATCTCCAGCAGAGATGGCGTTTGTTCCGCTGCCAAAAGCGTTCCAATTTAATACCGATTTATCAGGTGCGGTAAACGTTAACTTTGATCCAGCGGTTTCGAAAGAAACTCCAGGAGAAGTTTGCAAGTTCGTTGGCCCAGTTCCTGGCAACGCAAAAGCCGCACAGGAAAAGCACAAGGCTGCGATAGCAGATAAGAAAGCCTTTCGGGCAAGATTTGAATTATGATTAATATTAGTCATGATATTTAAGATATTATCTATTGCCGTTTTTTTGTCAAGCGCTATTTTTCAAATCATTATTCACCATTTTTTTGACTAATTCTGAAAAAGAAGTTTTTGGAATCCACCCAATATGGCGTCTAGCTTCTGTTGAATCTCCTAGCAGAATCTCGACTTCTGCTGGTCTGAAAAACGTTGGGTTAACAACCACTAAAGGATATCTCAATTGTTTATGAATAAATACTTCGTTAATTGTTCCTGAATCTCCTAGCCAAACCCCTTCTATTCCTGCTGCTGAGAAAGCTAGTTCGACAAACTCTTTTACAGTATGGGTTTCGTTGCTAGACAAAACATATTCTTTCAACGGAGAAATCAAATCTTTACTGTACGGCCCTTCTTGATAAAGTTCTGGCTGTAAATCTTCTCTATAAACTTCTTGATTTAGCATCTTCCAAACGCCATCAACAAAGTCTTCTGCGTCGCTCCAATCTCTCTTGGATAATAAATTGCCTAATTCAAGTGGCTTTAATTTTAGTGATTGAGCGCCAGATCCAAGACTGAGATTAATTTCGTTTTTAATTCTCGCCACATTGGAAGTTATCTTGCGGGTGACGAACTCTGTTCCTCGGCGAGTGCCTTCATGATT